TTGTAGTCTTGATCTGGTCCGCTTCTTTATTAACTGCTTCTTATATCAGACTTCCAACAGGTCAGAAAATTTTAGACTTTGATCCTACATTTATTGCTTCTGTATTCTCAGGATCTTTAGCTGCATTCGGACTATCACCTGCCAGAAATGGTGGTAATGGTGCAAAGACACCTAATGGAAACACTCCTACTGGAAAGAAGGAAGACCAACCACCAGTAGTATCTGCTATAGATAAACCAAGACAATGAAATCCGTAACCAATGCTGTTATACTTTTTGTTGGTGTTTCTTTTGGTATCTTTCATATTGGCATTTTGGGACACTTAATGAAGAAGACTGATACTCTTAGCAGTCCTATCATTAACATTCCAGACGGCAAATATTCTTCTTACGAACTGAATGTAAGTAAGGATGGGTATAGTGTGAAGTATCGTGCTAATGATCCAAAGGTTCTTTCTACTGAAAGGTCATTAGAACTTGATAAGACCAAGAAAGGCTTGTTTGGTGGTGGAACTGAAAAGAGAAATGAATATCGCAAGGACGAATATACCGCAGAAGGATATCGTAATCTTGGTGGAGGTGAAATAAATGAGGAGGGAAAGTCTGCGGAAGAGATAGAGTGTTTAGTAGCGGACGCTGGAGCACGTTCACAAGGTGCTCTGGCAGGAACTAGCATTGCCACTGGTGCTCTTGCTCCCGCAGTATTAAACATTCCTTATATTGGTTGGTTAGCAGCAGGATGGATGACCTTATTGGGGCAAAGAATAGGTTCTAATATTGGTTCAGAAGTTGGTAGTGTGTTTAATGATTGTTGATGGGATAAATAATGTGAAATTAATTTTGACTACGTTAAAATGAATGGTGAATGGTGTTATGCTACGTCTCATTTTTCAAAAGAATATTGTGATAATATTTTAGAAAAAGCAAAGACTATACCTTTCCAGGAAGCAACTCTTGGAGAAGATGCGAAGACTGTAGATAATCAATTTAGAAGAAGTGATGTTAAATGGTTATATCCACAAGAATTTAAACAACTATATGATGATATTTGGCGTTTACAAATAGAAATCAATAAAGCTTGGTTTGGATTTCATGTTGATAATCTTGAATACATCCAACTTGCAAGGTATGATGGAAACGTTCAAGGAGAATATAAAAGGCACAAGGATGTTTTTTGGGTTACTGATAAACCTGGCCACAGAAAACTATCTGCAGTAATTCAACTTACAGACCCTGATGAATATGAGGGTGGAGATTTGACTTTCTTTGAATGTGCTCAGTATCCGATTGCAAAAGAGATTCGCAAACAAGGAACTGTAATTTTCTTTCCATCATTTATTGACCATCAAGCAAACCCAGTTTTAAAAGGTGTTAGGCACAGTCTTGCGATTTGGTTCGAAGGGCCTAAGTGGAGATAATAAATACTTTATAATATTTTGAGTAGAAATGGCAGTAGGTTATAATCCAAGAATTGTTACTGATGGATTAGTATTAACACTTGATGCTGGTAATACTAAGAGTTATCCTGGCAGTGGAACCACTTTGACTGATTTGAGTGGTAATGGTAATACTGGAACTCTAACTAACGGACCTACTTATAGTTCTGATGATGGTGGGTCTATTGTGTTTGATGGAAGTAATGATTATATAAACAGCATTCAAAGTTCTTCAATACAACTAACTGATAGTATGACTATCAGTTGTTGGTTTAGTCCAAATAACTTTGCTAGTGGTAGGCAAGGATTAGTTGGACGAAATGGTTTAAATGAATATACTATAACTTTAGAAACTAGTGGAACTATTAGTTTTTATTTTGCTAGTACTGGTCAACCAGGAGATTATTTTAATGGTGCATCTTTTATGGCTTTTGGACAAACTAATGGAGTATATCAAAATTTAGTATTTGTGAGAGATTACACTGCTAATTTTGTATATTGTTATAAAAATGGAACATTAGTTTCTACAAGTAGTTCATTAGCAGGAACATCTAAACCAACAGCAACTTCAGGACCTATGACTATTGGAGTTGGTAATGGGGGATATTTTAATGGAAGTGTTTCAAATATTAATCTTTACAACAGAGCACTATCGGCATCAGAAGTCGCACAGAACTATAATGCTCTTGCTCCAAGATATAGTATACCATCAATAGTTTCTGATGGATTGGTATTAAATCTTGATGCTGGAAATTATTCCTCTTATCCTGGCAGTGGAACTACTTGGACTGATTTGAGTGGTAATGGGAATAATGGAACTCTAACTAACGGACCGACTTATAGTAGTGCTAATGGTGGGTCTATCGTGTTTGATGGTTCTGATGACCATATCCTTGGAACAATTCCTTCATCTACGTTTAGTGGTGCTCACAGTATTTGTTGTTGGTTCTATAGAGAAACCGTGACACAGTGGGCAGGTTTATTTTCAAACAATGTTAATACCACTTCTTGCTCTATATTTACATTTATCAGCACATACAACACATTGGGAACAAACCAAGCGGGAGTGAGTGGTGCTTCTATTGCTGTTGATTTGGGAGCAGACCATTTAAATAAATGGATTTATGCTGTAATAACATATGCAGGTGCTACGAATGGCAGTGCCGTAAATGTTTATGCATATAAGAATGGTTCTTTGTTAAGTGCTACTGGTAGTTTATATTGGAATTTATCCACTTCATCTTCATATTACATTGGAAGACACTGGACTAATGCTACTCAAATACTTGATGGATTTATACCACAAGTCCAAGTATATAACAGAGCACTATCAGCATCAGAAGTCGCACAAAACTATAATGCTCTTAAAGGCAGATATGGTCTCTAAATAACAATAAAGTATTTTGTAAAATGTACGATAATCGAAGATATATTATTTTTCCAGTAACAGAATTATCTAAAGTTCATTTCTCATTGGTAGGTGAGACATCTGAAGAGACTGTTCGTAGGTCTGTTGATGGAACTAAAACTTTTGTGAAATGGGATTCTGGAAAGCCTGCATTTGTTGATGATATTGTAGGTACTGAAGGTCCTTATACACACGAAGAAATTCTTACCATTTTGGCAACAGAAGAATGGACTGCTCCTATGGATCCTATGGAAGAGGAGATGGTATAAGTGGCTCTCGCACATTCTCCAAGAATTGTTAATGATGGATTAGTCTTAGCACTTGATGCTGGTAATACTAAGAGCTATCCTGGTAGTGGAACTACTTGGACTGATTTGAGTGGTAATGGGATTAATGGAAGTTTTGTCAACATGGATGGTGCTAATTTAGATAGTGCTAATGGTGGTTCTTTGACCTTTGATGGGACTAATGAATATGTAACACTTTCAAGTACTCAAATTGCTCCAGGAACAGGTGCTTTTACTTGGAACTTTTGGGTAAAGCACATATCAACCTCAGCGAGTTATCCAGGGTATTTCTCCATATTGCTTAGTGGTACTGGAAGTAACAGCAATTATGGAGTTATATCTCTGGATACACAGACTTACGGACTTGTGTATTATGCTAATGGGTATAAAATAGTTGATTCTGATACTGATATTAACGATAAGTGGTTGAATGTTGTTTTTGTTGGAAACGGTGGAGTAGATGGTTCTAGAAACTTGAAGTTGTATAAAAATGGAGTTCAGACTGGAAATACCTTCACTACTAATTATGATTTTATTTCACCAACTCCAAATATTGGGGCAAATCATTCTGCATATGCTGAATTAATGAGAGGAAATATTTCTAATGTTTCCTATTACAACAGAGCACTCACAGCATCAGAAATCCAACAAAACTTCAATGCATTTAGAGGGAGGTTCGGAATCTAATGGGAGTTTACGCAGGGGTTACAGATAATTATCTAACCCAAAGTGATCAAACTAGAGTTGCAGATTCTGTTAAGAAGTATAATCTTTGGGCTATAGGAAAGGAAGGAAACCCTGGAAGAACTCCAGCATTAGATCTAAACTTTGCAAAGAATAAAAGTTTGGTTGATGATGTAAGTGGAAGTAATCTTGTCACATTTACCAGAACTAGTGCTGCGACTTATGTTGATAGTAATGGTGTGATTAAAACATCACCTTTGAATCTTATGTGGCCTTCTAACATAGGAAATACTATATTAAATGATGGTGGTGGAGTATCTTTATCTACTGATACAACTGTTGTCAATCCATTTGGGCAGTATGATGGCGTATTAAAATGCAATCATACTAGTAATACTCCTGGATATTTTAGAAGAGGACAAAATATAACACTAACTGCTGGTGTTACTTATACATTTAGTGTTTATTTTAAAAATGGAACTGTAGCAAGTCCTTATAATCAATCAGATAGTTCAACTTCGATGTGCTTGCAAACTACAACATTTAGTCCAACTTTTCATCAATTGAGGACTGTATTGAATCAAAATATTCCTGTGGGTGATGGATGGTATAGACAAGTTCACACATTTACTCCTGCATATACTCAAACATATCAAGTAAATTTTAATCACGCAAATAATCAGACTCCACTAGGAACTTATTATCTTTATGGATTTCAATTAGAAGTAGGAGATACTGCAACTGTTTATGCACCAACTACGACTGCAGCAAATGGTGCTCCAAGATTCGACCACGACCCAGTGACTGGTGAGAGTTTGGGATTGTTGATTGAGGAGAGTAGGACTAATCTTTTATTAAGCAGTTCAAGTATAGGAGATTCAAATTATACTGTAAATGGTCTTCCCGGAACATCTCAACGAAATAATAGTGAAACAACTGCTCCAGATGGAACATTGACCGCAACTTTAATAGATCCTAATGGAAATAGTGGTACAAATTTTGTTTATGGAAGTGTTGGAATATCGACTAGTACAACTTATACATACAGTATTCATGTTAAACAGGATCAGTCTACTAATTTTAATTTTATATTAGATGAAAATTCTTTTGGTGGAAAAAGATATCAATATAATTTTACATATGCAACGGAAACTATATCCACAAATATTACAGGAAATAGTGATCCTTTACTTGATGGAGCAATAAATTCTTACAGTTATAAAAAATTATCTAATGGGTGGTATAGGTTAATATTAACATTTACTTCAAGTAGTAGTGGTGTTAGTAATCTTATGGACATGATTAATAGGAACTCTAATGATTCTAATTATGTTTGGGGACGGCAATTAGAACAAGGAGCATTCCAAACCTCCTACATTCCAACTATACCAACCTTTTCTTCTAGATCTTCTTCTGCAACATATTATGATTCTAATGGAAATATAAAAACTGCATCTACGAATATTCCTAGAGCAAATGCATATCTTCCCGATGCTAATGGAGACTTTAAACCTATTGGACTATTGCTAGAATCGGAAGAAACTAATATTATTGCATTTAGCCAAGATCCAACAAGGTGCTCCAAATTTAGAGTATATACTTCTGCATCGAACTTAACAGTTGGAGTAGCTACAATTACCAGTAGTTCTCCTAATAGTCCTTCAACTGTTTATATAACAGCAGTTGAATCAGTTGATGCAAATAATTGTGATATTTATATAGGATCTCAAACTGGTGGAGTTTATAATCCAGCAACTTTTACTCAAGGTGGAAATTCTTACAGTGGTAATGGAAATGTAATTCGTCAGGGATATGAATTATACAATTACTTAGGAACTTCTGCAAATATTCCAACACTGAGCAATGTTCTTTCTCCAGATAATGTTAGTTATGCATATGAGCAAACTGGAACTATTAGATTATTAAACGTATCTGGATGGACAACAACAGATTATTCTGTCTTTTCTGTATTTGTTAAAGCAAAAAATGCAACGTCAATAAATATTTCTAACGAATATCATAGTACTCCTTATTCTACTTTTAATTTTACTACAGGAACTTGGTCTTATAAAAATCCGGCTCATGAACAACATTTTGTAGAAAAGCATCCAAATGGGTGGTATAGAATTGGTGTATTAGATACTTATGGATTTAGAGGTTTCTACAGTAGTATAACTTCAACTGATAGTTATTATTGTTGGGGATTTCAATATTCCAAATCTTCTACTATGACATCATACATTCCAACAACAGGTTCTCAAGTTACTCGTTCTGCTGATGTTACTAGTAGTTCAAGTATAACAAGAAGTGTAGATTCTGCACTTCTAGACACTTCAAACTGGTGGGATTATACGAAAGGAACTGCATATGCTGAATATAGAGGAGGACTAGAAAGTCAACAGAGTGGATATGGAAGAGTTTGGTCTCCCAGTGGTGCTGCTACTTTTATTGCTGCTAATGCAGCACACGTTTATAATAATCGACATGTTGTTTGGTTTGGAGGAATCGCTTTACAAGTACTTGGCCAAGAACACTTAAGTTCATTTGCAAAAAATGCAATTACCTATAGTAATAATGGAACAAATTGTGATATTGTAAATGCTTCATATCCTTCCTCAACAACAGGAACAACAAACTCTTCTGTTACTTCTACTTCTCACGGCATTGGTAGAAATGCAGCTGCTACAACAAATATGCTAAATGGTCATATCAAACGAATGACTTATTGGGAACAAGTTCTAGATCCAAGCACACTTCAATCACTCACCGAATAAGATATGGAAGAAGAAATTATCATACCTATCATACCTGGACCATACTTTAAGTTTCCAGATGAGCAAACTTGGTTAACTGAAGCAACAAATGCTGGGTTCTTTAAAACAGACCACGAAGGCAATGAGTTTCTTGATGCATATACTCACGAATATTCGATTGATGTAGTTGGAGTTATCTTTACTTCAGGTGAGTGTGATAGTGAAGGAAATGAGATTGTTGCTCCTGTTGCTTTGGATGGATACCATATTAACTTCATAGGAACTCCACCAGAAGGATGGGAGCAGTATGAAGTAGCACCATCAACACCTTATAGAAAGTTTTATGGATACTGATGTTAATTCTCCCGTGTGGAGTGTGATTATACTTCTCTGTTCTGGACTTGCATTTACTGCATATGTTGTCGCATATATATTAAGACTAGCATTCCAGGAGATGCAAGAAGATGGGCAAGCCCAAGAACAAGAAAGGGAAGTCCGCCAACGCGAAACAAAATAGCGGTAACGCGACAGCAAAGAAGGCCAAGAACGGAGGCAAGAAAAAGTAATGGGCGCAATGACACCACCTAGCAGAAAGAGCTGCTACAACTTCCGAGTGATTGAAATCAACAGAGTGATTGATGGTGATACTATTGACGTAACTATTGATTTGGGATTTGACCTTTATAAGAAAGAACGTGTGAGAGTTGCTGGTGTTGATACGCCAGAGAAGCGTACCAGAGATGAGGAAGAAAAAGCATTAGGATATGACGCAACCAACTGGCTTAAGCATCATCTGGAAGGTGCTATCGAGGGTGATGAAGATTTGGTTATTCGTACTGAGCTTGTGGGTGGTGTTGGAAAGTATGGTAGGTTACTTGGCTGGCTCTACATTGGAGACGCCGAACTCTCACTCAACGAACAAATGATTACTGCGGGATATGCTTGGGCATATGATGGTGGAACAAAGCAAAAGAACTTTGAGGAACTGAGAGAAATCCGTAGAGCACACGGAACTCTTGTCGAATAAAAAGTAAATTATTGTTAAGATATAATACTTTTTGAGTAAATATTATAGTTGCTTTTTTAACTATGGCAGTTAGTGCCTATAAGAAAAAAGAAAATAAAAGAAATCCAGAGAAGACATTTTTTCTCTATGTGATTTTCTATCATTTTTTCAGTGGTATTGGTAATATTTTTAAAGGAGTATTTCACCACGACTAATGCCAGAAATTCCAGAGATTGGAACACGGAGACTTCAAATACCAGAAGTCTCTACTTGGATATTCGAACCATCACAATCTCTACCACCTTATGTTCCAGTAACTACCAACATTGGATTGCCCATTGTTGATATTCCTGGATGTGTGGAAGCTCATAGTAGCAAAAATAATTCAAAAACAATTGGAATGGATGATGATAATGGCGTCCTAACCTATTGCGATGCCACTCTTCCTTCATTTAAACCCATTATTTTTACTCCAGAAGAGGTTATACCAACACGTCCTGCTAAAATACCTCCTTATAAAAAACCAGGAGAACCTCCTAAACCACCACAACAGGTTTCTCTTCCAAAAATACCAGAAGTAAACCCAGTAAATTGTTTACCTGATGAGACTTATAATGATCAGTTAAGAAAATGTGAGAAGAATATTATAGAAGTTCCTTCCGAACCTGAGATACCTTGGCACGAAGAGTATCTACCTGATCCAGGAGTAATGGTCCAAACCTCAATTATCGCAACAGCAGCAGCAGGTGCAGCATTGGCAGCAAAACCAA